GCGAATGGTCGCGAAACCCGCTTCAAGCACAGGCGGCTCACACTGATAGGCATGGGCCGGAATCAGCCAGACCCCTGGCTCTAGCGGGCTAAAGTCCGCTACGCCCACACTCAGGTACTCGCCAGTATCTCTATCCACATTGCAAATGGTAGGGGCGGCAACTCCCTCAGCCAGCCACCAATCCACAGGGGGAAGTTCAAACGGCGGCTCAATTTCAATCGGTGTCGCGTTGCTCATTTATAACCCCTTAGTATTTGATGCAGGCCAGAAACGCGGTGTTGGGTGGGCGCGATTCATTGCCACCAGAATTCCCAATGTTTAGTGTGTGGGTGTGGCTACCCGCACTGTTTGTGTCCAAATACTGATACCCATCATCCAATCTATCGCCCAATACCGCATTTTCTAAGGCTCCTCCCGGAACCTTTTCTCGGGAGAAAGTCGTGGTATGTGTGTGAGCGCCAGTGGTGTTAGTAGTACCTGTATGGCTGTGACTTAGATTCTGGCTATCCTGCGCCGAACCAAACACGCGCCCCGTATCCACGTTTCGGCCATCGTCCCAACCTCGGTCGAAGTCTGCCCGCGATTCGGGCAGGTTGAACGTGGTGTTGCCATCGCCGGCACCGTAGAGCGTGCCAATCTTGGCAAACAAGGCGGAATAGGCCGTGCGCGATACAGCGGCACCGTTACGCTTCAAGTAACCCGTGGGCGGGGTCGACATTGCAAAGTGCGTGACTTCACCCACACGGCTATTCTCACTGGCGCTGACGGCCGCTGTTACGAATGCGGTGTTGGCGCCGTCCGTGTTGTTTGCCCCCGGCGCCGCCGTGGGCATGGTGACGCCATTGGCCAGGGCGACTTTGCCGCTAGAAAGGGCAACAGAAAAAGGTCTAAGAGCGTTGAAGTTTCCGTATTGATCGCCACTGTCCGTCAGCAGCAGATAAAAGTTAGATCCATCCATGCGCAAAATCGATGCGTAGTTACCCGAGATTTGGCGCAGAGCGTTAGCGCTGGTCGACTGAATTTCTTTGGCGAAATGCGCATCGTCAAAACCCGATTGCGAGAAATACATGTTGGTGCCGCCACACATCAGTTGCGACTGGCAGCCCTGCCGAACTACCTGACCAACGCCCGCCGCCGTCTTAACCGTCAGGGTGAAATTCCCGGTGGTTCGGTTGAAGACACTCCAGCCAGCCTGTCCGGCCGGGACAATCACACTAATGTTCGCCGTCAGGGCGCCCGTGAACCACAGCACCCCGTAACCAGCCTCAGCGGCGGTCAACGTAACGCTCGAACCGCCGGAAACATCCTTAGTGAGAACCCCGGTAACCATCTTATTGATCAAGGCCGCGAGACCCTGAGTGGAGCCACGACCCACGACATAGTAGGTGGCTCCACTAGCAGCCAGCTCAACGAACTCATAAGGCTCTAGAACCAACGTAGTGCCTGATACGTCCGACGTGATAGTGCTGGTTGACGTCAGGCTGACCGAAGTATTCCCCGCCGCATTGCGGAAAAGAAAGGTAGCACCGGACGGCAGTGTGTTAGCTGGTGGCAGCGTGACTTCCGCGCCGGGCGTGGTGATGTTAAACCAGTTGCCCACCTGAGCGGCCGTCACGGTGTAAGTCGCACCAATGCCACCAATACCCACGCCGCTGAACTTGCGAGCCCACGACCGAACGTAGTCTTCAGTCGCTAATGGCAGCCAGGCCGAGGGGGTTCCGTTGTAGATCGATCGCGTCCAAAGCTGCCCGTTGTTGTATTCCTGGTATTGCTGGTTAACGATGGTCGCGCTGCCGCGCAGCACCGTCAGGGTTCCCGCCGTCGCCTTGGGATAGTTCAAAGCCAAGGTCGCGCCGCCGACCGCGGTCTGTGAATAAACGCCGTAGGTCACGACCGTATTCAAATCGGTACCGGCGGCCAGGACGTTTGTATTGATTGTGTTCGGCGCAATGCCTAAAGACGCGAGAACCGCATAAACAAAAGCCGTATTCGCAATCGACAGGTCGTTATCGCCCACCGGGGCAGTCGGGGCTTTTGGATCGCCGATAAACACTGGCGAGGCCAGCGGTGCTTTTAAGCCGAGCGCGGCGGCGATGGTGGCGGCGAAATTTGGATCGTTACCGAGCGCTGTGGCCAGCTCGTTGAGCTGGTTCAGCGTTTCCGGCGCCGCACCCACCAGAGCCGCGACAGCAGCAGAAACCGCTGCCGAAGTTTCGGTTTTCGTGAAGGCGTCCAAGATGCCATAACCAGACAACGTGGTCGGGTTAGTGGCCGATACCACGCGCCCGTATTTATCCACGGTCACACTGCGATAGGTGCCCGCCCCAACACCGGTACGGCCCCACGCCATTTCAAAGCCCAGAGAGGTCACGCCCAGGGATAGATTGCCATCTGTCACCAGTTGCCAGCCGCTGTCACCGTACAACGTTCCCTGCTCGACATGCACCAGCAGACCCGGCGTCACCTTCTCCGACGTGTCCGCATCAGCCGCCCGGGCCCAGGCGCCAGCAGCCGCCACCCAGATTCCGTTGTCTTTACCGGCGGTTTGCTTGGCAACCAAGACACGCTTGCCGGCCGGGACCACCACGCCATCAATCGTCTGCAGCCCGGTTAACGCGATGTTGCCCGGCGCACACACAAGCACCGAATGTTTAAAGTCCTGCTTGGCCAGCTCCGAGGTAACAAACTCGCGGGTCGCCAACACCACACTGGGGTCAATTTTCAGCTCAACACTGGCCGAGTTGCTGACAATCAGGTTCATCCGCACCACTTGCGTGCGGCCAGAGCCTTGCGCCAGCAGCGGTTTGAACGACGGCGCACAATTGGCCACGGCGACCAGATCACCGTCCGCGTCGTACAGGCCGATTTCCCGAATCCACCGCCCCCCGACCTCGGCCGGAATGACCTGCTCGGCAATGATAATCGCCGCATTGGTCGGGTCTTGTTTCAGCTGATTCAGCGGCGCACGCCGCCATTCGTTAATCAGCGCATTTTGTTCTGCGCTGGGCTGGGGGTCGGTGCCGTTGGCATCACCCACACCCATCTGGGTGATCTTCCAGGCAATCCCCAAGGCGTTGGCATTGGCCTGCTTCGCGACCCCCACATTCGTCAGGATGGCTAAAAACTGTGAATTCGAATCAATCATGAATAAACATCCAGGGTGTCGATAGTGGTTTCACGTCCGCCACGACCGATCACCCCCGAGACTTCTATGTCTCGCGGCTCCGGCGGGTAAACGTCAATTTCATCGCCTTCGGATACCGAGGCGCTTAGGTACATGCGGCCCGTGGTTTCCAGGCTGATTGCTAGGCCGATCAGGTGACGACTGACGGGCTTGGCGTCATCGATCAACGCCGTCAGCTCCTGATACATTTCCTCGGTGATGCCGGTGTCCAGCACACCGACCTTCAGCGCAAAGGTGCCCGGCACGCCATCAGGCACGGTGTTGAACCACTCGATAATTTCGATCAGGTAGCCCAGGGGCTCGACCACCCGACGCAGCGCGCCGATGGTCCCTTTGTGGGCATGGATGTAGTAAGAGGCCTTAATGGCGGCGCGCTTGGTCGCCTCGGTCCATCGGTAGTCCCAACGATCCACCGACCACGCCCACGCCAGATGCGGCAGCAGATGCACCGGACAGGTATCGGCGTTGTAGAGGTCGCGCAGCGGGACAATCGTTTTCTCGAAAAACGTGGCCTCCATGGCCCGTTCCAGTTGCGTGCTGTTGATCGGCAGTAGGCTTTTCATATCAGCCCGCCAGCGTCACGGTGAAACCCGTACAGAACGCCGCCTGAGCCTTGGTCGGGGCCAGATCCTGCCAGCCGACCAGCTCAACCCGGGAAACGCCGGCAACATGCACCTGCGCATCGACGCCGGACCGTGCCACCTCAACACCCAGCCGCTTGCGCGGGTTGATCCAGGCCGCCAATCGACTTTTCGCCTCGGCCAAACTGGCATCCGCTTCGGGGCCGGCGCTGGCCATGTGCAGAATCGCGTCGATTTGATAGTGGATCACCTGGGCGCTCTGCACCGTCACCCGATCACCCACCGGCCGCACATCGTCGTCATTCAACGCGGTGGCCACCGTGGCCAGCAGCTCCGGCGGCGCCACGCCGTCCCCCTCCAAACCCAGCACCGTTACCGTAACGAAACACGGCGACGGACTTTCAGCCGTGGCATCCGCCACCAGCCCCGAGGCGTTGCGTGCATGCAGGATGTAGCTGTTACGCGGGCCGGCCGTGGTCAACCCCTCATAGGCCAACTGGATACGCTCGCGAAACGGGTCGTCGTCCTCCTTGACCTCCGGCACCGGTGGCAACGCCAGCAGATCCTCGGCCTGAATGACCAGGCGTTTCAGGTTAACGTTGGCCCCCAGGTGATCGAGGTCACCCTTTATGGCGTGTGCCAGCAAGACCGCTTTGGCGGCGTCATTGACCCGGGCGCGGTTGCCAACCTTGATGTACGCGCCGACCTCCAGCACCTTAACCACCGGATCGCTTTCCAGCGCGGCGGTCCAGTTGCCACCCATGTACCCGCGAAAGATGCCCAGCCCTTCCTGATAAACCTCTTCGAAGTCCAGAGGCTCCAACACAGTCGGCGCCGGCAGCGACGACAGATCCACGATACTCATACGGCTACCTCCAACGTGACGCCGTCGCCCAGGTACTCGCCGACAATCTTCAGGTTGATTTGCCCGCCAATAACGGAAATGACGCGCACCTGATCCAGTTTCAAACGCGGCTCCCAGCGCCCCAGGGCGCGGGCAACTTCAGCCTGTACGGCGCTTTTCCAGCCCTCATTCACGGGCAAGTCAATAAACCGCCGGAGCTTGCTGCCGTACTCCGGACGATGCCGGCGGCTGCCCAACGGCGTGCCCAAAATGTCTGGAACGGATTGGCGCAAGTGCGCGATGCCGGAAATGGGTTGGCCGGTGTGGCGGTCCATTCCGATCATTTGATTACTCCAGCAATTGCTCCAGATCTGGATGCGCTTTCAAGAAGGCATATTGATCATCACCCCATGCGGTAACTCGACCAGCTACAACAGAAAGCGTGCCGCCGCCGGGTAGGATCAATGTCCGCGAGGTGAAAACCTTGTCGCAAAAAACCCGCGATGGTCCGATGGACTCAACCGCGTCAGCAGTAGCGGGAAAACCCAGCGGCGCCGGTTTCAATCCCGGAACCGCAATGGCTTCGGCGACCCCGGCCGAATCGCCATCAGTTCTAGACTTACTCATAAGGCAGACTCCAGAGGTGAAAAAGCCCGCACTGGGCGGGCTGTGGTGAATTGAAATTAATGCGTGTGGTGGTTGCTGTTGCCGCCGGCATCGATGATCGCGCCGGCACTGGTGATGCCCTTCGTGACGTGTAATGCGCCGTCGATGGTCACCGCCGCTTTCAGGTTGATGTTGCCGGTGGTCACGTTCACGGCGCTGTCCGTTACAACCGCTTCAGTACTGGCGACTTTGATGGTCACCGTACCGCTGGGCAGGGTGATGCTGTAGCTCTTGGCCTGCCAGTCATACACCAGCGAACCGCCATCGTCGAAGCGCCAGACCTCGACATGATCACGGTTATCCGGCGGAGGACCGGCATTGCCATACAAGCCCGGAACAAACGTGCCTTGCGATACGTCACCACTGGGACTGATCAAACTGCCCTGCTCGCCCATGGACGGCGCCCGCCAATGCCTGGCCTTCCCGGCGGCGATGCTATGCCAGCGCACCCACGCGCTGACCCAGTCACTACCATCCGACACGCGACACACCGGCGGCGATGCGGATAGATCCACCGCGACCACATAGCAAGCCTTGACCGCCCCCGCGATCATTCGGTCATGCTGGGCACTTGCGTAGCCGCTCACATGTCCTCCGCCGGGACAAAGTCCTCTTTGACATCGTTGTTAAATCCAAACAGCAGCGAGCCCGGCAGCTGATCAGGCCAAGGCCACTCCTCAGTGCCGATGTAGACCTGCTGCGTCCACTCCACCAGCCAAACGGTGTAACCATCCAGGTGCGGCTGGGTCCAGTCCTGCAGCGCTTGTACAAACTCGGCAGGTTCAACTGCTAACCCCCACGTCTGCGCGCGCAGCAACACGGCGAGCTGGGTCGCCAATTGCACGGCCTGTTGGTGATGGTGCGGCTTGATCGGGTCGACAATGATGCGCGCCTCGAACTTGCACACCAGCGAGGTTTCGCCCGTGCCAATCTCGGTACCCGGCTCGATCTCGGCCAGCTCCAGAAACACTGCCGGTAGCGCCACGCGGTCCGAAATGTTCGGCCAGGCCGTCACGGCCCGCACGCCTGGTAGATGGGTCGTCAGATGCTGTTCTACCGCCCGATAAAGTTGGTCCAGGCTCAAAGGCTCGTCAGACATTGCCTATCCTCTTGAGGTACTTCTGCAGCTCAAAGTTGAGCTCCTGTTTCAGGATCTCCAGCAGGCGCTCATCCGCCTTTTGTACCCAGCTATCGAAGTGTGGCCGCGCCTGCTCCAGTGACACTTTCGCCTTGGCCAGGGGAAAGCGACTACCGTTTTCAGCGACCCACCCCGAACTCGGCCCGCGCCCCGGGGACACCGTGCTGTCGGGATAGTCGTCCGCGTTGAAATGCTTGCTCGCCGTGCGAATCCAGATGTCGGGCTTGTTGCCGTAGACCTTCTTCAGGAACGCGCCCTGGTACCGCCGCCCGGCTACCGATACACCACTGCCAGTCTGCCGTGATCGGCCGATCCGACTGGACTCGATGGCGTTCAGACCAAACCACAGCTTGCCGCTCGTAGCCCCGCCGGAAACCGGGTAACTGCGCAACCTTTGACGCACCGCCGCGACCGCAATGCGCTCCTGCCGGCTGACGGCCCGGGCGATGTGCGTGCGCAACCACCCCAGCGTCTTGTTGATTGCGCGTCGGTGCGCCGTTGCCGCCGCCTTGGGTACCAACTTGGCAAAGTCCTGAAACGCCTGAAGGTCCGTGGCAGAGGACTGGATAGAAATCATCCCACCGCCGGCTGACGGCTTGAAGTAGCTACCGACGCTCATGCGCGCATCCTCAAGATAAGGGCGACCAAGCCGTCACCGCTCGGCTCCAGCTGAAACAGGTCGTAATCGCCACCGCCATCCAGGGCAGGCAAATTGATGCTAACCAACAGGCCCGGCTCCAGGCCTTGCGAATCGCTGACGCGGATCTCGAACCGCGGCTCACGCAAGCCAGTGTTGAGCTTGCCGAACTTCGGCTGCAACCAAGGCGCGGCAAACATACCGAACACCGGTTCCTCGCGACCCTCGATCCGTGCGGTGTCGCCCAGCGTTTCGAACACCACTGCATCGACCTCGGCAATCAGATCGCGAAAGCTCACGATCAGAGTTCCAGCAGGATTTGTGCGAGAGGCCGGGTGCACAGGTGCAGCGGGTTCGACTGGGCTTCACCGGCCATGCCTTTGTTAAAGGGCAACGGTTCGATCTTGCTGTAGTACGGCACACCTTCAGTGTTGACCGTTTCCATGTAGTCGGCCGGCGCGAACACCGAGATGTACAGGTCCGGTACGCCTTCGGGAATCAACAACGCCTTGTCGTCATGAATGAATGTCACGCCTGCGATCTTGCCGCGATAGCGTTCCCAGACGATGCCACCGAACTCGAAACTTTCACGGGCATCACCGCGCAACGCGGCGGCCTGTTGGCTGTTCACAAAGGTGTCTTTGATCGACTTGTGCACGACAAGCTTGTTCCAGAAGTTCTTGCCACACAGCGCCCGCGATCCACTGCTGGTGATACTGCCCAGCGCATCTTCCTGCAGGTCCAACGCTTCACCGGCTTTGACCCGGACCTCGGTGTCCGGACTGTTGAGGCCCATGGACATTTTTTTGCGGGTTACACCAAAGGTTTTGTAGATATCCAGCAAGACAGTCGTACCGTCTGCATCAAGGATCTGGCCGTTCAGGGCCCCCATGCGTTGGAACTCGTGGGTGGCATCGAGCTGGCGGCGTGCTTTGGCCAGGCGCTTGTTGACCACGTCCTGCACGGCCTGCAACTCGGAACGCGTACCAAAGGCACGGATGCCCTGAATCTCGTCGGCCTTTATCGCAAAGCGCTGAGGCAGGTGTACGGTGTTGAACGGGATCATGTTGCGCTTGCTTCCCGCGACGACCAGACCAGAAGTGCCGCGTTCCCCTGCGGGGACCAGAGCCAAGGTGTCGCCATCCTTTTCGATTTGCACAGTCAGAGTAGTAATACCCTCTTCCTGGAACAAACCGAGGCTGCTGATGCGGCCCGGCAGGTATTCCTGTTCATTGATGGCGGCGGTCAGCGAAGAGACCGAAAACGCATCATCGTTAAAGATTTCAATATCAGCCATGAAGCTATCTCCAGAAAGCAAAAAACCCGCACTCGGCGGGTTCGGTAATCAGGGGTGGTCGTCTTAGCGGACAATCAGGAAGTGGGTGGCCAGCGCCTTCTCGGCGGCGGGATCCAGCCCAGTAAGATGGGCCTCACTGACTTCCGCCAGGCGCACCACCGCGCGACCGCGTCGAACCACGTCCGATTCGCCCAGCGGCCCGTAAAGAATTGCCACGGCGTTTTCGCTACCGTCTTCGGCAGTCGGGGTGTACGGGGCGAACTCACCGGTTAGGTTGACCAGACCGAGGATCTGCCCCGGCTCTAGCGCAGGACCGGCAGCGACATTGATAGCCTCGCGGGAAATGGTGCCAGCCGCTTCCGACAGGAGAAATTCACCTGCATGCATCGGCTCTCGTTGAATCGTCATCGTCTTGCTCCTGTAGCGGATTGGGATTTACCTGTCTGGGCGGCTTGACGAGCCGACCAGATAGAAGGCTGGTCAATTTGCTTGGCTTGAATCTTGGGCGCGGGGTCATCGGCCAGTGGCAGAGTGTTGTCGATTTCAAAGCCCTTGCCGCTGGTGACAATCTTGTCGAACAGTCGCGCCCGCACCGCCGGAGCATCCAGACCTGCCGCGACATACTCGGCGCTGAATTCCGGCAGTCGCGCAGCCACGCAAAGGTCGTTCACCGCCTTGGCGCGTGCCAGACCGGCCAGAACGATCTCTTCGTTTTCGAGCTGGGTCGAACTGAGCAGCGGCTCCACCAGGTTGCTGATGCCCGCCGTCGTGCAGCGCTGAGTGATCATCAGTGCCAACTTGGCCGAGTCGACTACTGGCGGCACTAGCGGCACTAGCGGCGGATCCTCAGGTTCCAGCTCCAGATCCGGTTCGGGTGGCTCGTCGAGCTGGGCCAGCAATTCGGCCGGAGCGTGCTGGTAACGCTGTAGCACCGCGCCTTGACCGAGGCAGGCTTTGACCTTGACGCCGTCACCGACTTCATCGGCCAGCCCCAATGCCACCGCTTCGTTGGCGGTCAGCCAGGTTTCAGCCGCCACCAGGCGCCGCAGCTCGACCTCATCAACGTCCGGTGCCTTGGCCTTGTAGGCCGCGATGATCGCTTCCATGGTCTGGTCGAGGACGTCGGCCACCTTGCGAAAGTCTTCCGCATCACCGGCAGCGTAGGTCCATGGGTTGTGGATCATCAACATCGCGTTGGAAGCGATCACCACACGGTGTGCACCGCACACGGCAACACTGGCCGCACTCGCTGCCAGCGCATCGATCCGACCGGTGCAGCGTTCCCCCAGCCGCGACAGCGCGTTGTGCATGGCCAGCCCGTCGAACAGATCGCCGCCGATGCTGTTGAACGCGGCGACCACGGGTGATACACCGTCATCCATGGCGCGCAGATCCTGCACAAATTGATTGGCAGTAATGCCCCACGCGCCGATCTCGCCATAGACGAAGACTTCAATCACTCGCTCGGTCGCCTCGCCGCTGGCATGCACGGCGTACCAGGTCTTGTCTAATACCTCGACGCGTTTGCCTGCGCGGTTGTAAATGCGCGGTCGCGCTTGCTTGCTCATGGTTGCTCCTTGTCGTCGTTGATATCGACGGCATCAAGGGTGTTGTAGTTGAGGCCCAGTGCTGTGGCCCGCGCCAGATCGGCGGCGTTTTCCAGATCGACCGTTTCGGCGTCGTAGCCGGTGCGCAGGACCATCTCGCTGCGCGAGGCGAAGCCGGCTTGCACTTCCATCCGCCGTGCCTGCACGTCCTGCACTGGCTGGATGTAGGCCCAGCCTTGTGGCACCCAGCGGGTGCGAAGGTATTGCCGACGCTTCTGCGCGTAATCGTCCAGCACCAGCACACCCGACAGCACGGCCATGTCCATCCACGCGGCCCGTACCGGGCGGCAGAGTTGATGGACGTACACGCTAAATTGCAGTTGCTCCAGGCGGCGTCGAAACTCGTTGAGCACCACCCGTAGCGCTCGATCATTGATCCCACGCATGTCGCCGGTGAGGATCTCGTAAGGCGTGCCGCTACCCGCAGCAGCCGCCATCAATTGCTGCCGCATAAAGTCCGGGTAGTTGTTTCCTGCGTCTGGCGGCTTGGAGAATTCAACCTCCTCACCTGCCCCAAGTTCCTGCATGGTGCCGGGTTCGAGCGCGACCATTGGGGTGAACCCGTCGCGATCCAGATCCAGCAAGGCGCCGGTGACTGGATCCCGTGGCGTCTGCCCCGACTCCGGCGCCGGACGCTTGATGAAACCAGCGAACAGGTTGGCCACCTCCTGACGGAACAACACCGCGTCGTCGTAGTTGTCCAAACTGCGCAAACGCTTGAGCACCGGCGACAATCGCGGCACACCGCGTAACTGGCCCGGCTCGACCGGTTCGAAGATGTGCAGCACTTGGGCGGCTGGCACGCGCACCAGTTGGTTGTAGCCGGCGTTCAGCGAGGCCGCATCACGTGGATGCGACAGGTACATCCAGTACGCCACCCGCTTACCGCCGGGAGTGAACTCGATTCCGGCGCGGATGACATTGCCGGTTTTTGTGGTCTCGAATTTGTCGTGCGGGACGAACTCCGGCGCGAGGATCTGCAGCTGCAGCGGAATCGCCAAGCCTTCATCCAATCCGCGAGGACGCAACCGAACGAAGCATTCACCCGAGGTTTCAACAGTCCGCGCCACCAATGCCTGCTGGCCGTAGAAGTCGGTACGGTCATCCGCGTCCGACTCATCGACCCAATCGCCCCACATCTCCTGCAGCAGCTTGCGTAAAGCATCATCGTCAGTCGTCGGCCGAGGGGTGATGCCCGTACCGATCAGGTTGCTGACGCGCTTGTCGATTACGTTGAAGGCATACGGGTCATTGCGAACCGCTGCCCGGGAGCGCGACCGCAGGTTGCGCAGTGCTGGGGTGTTGATGCTGTTGATGCCGTTGTCGGGAGCGTCCCAGCCAGTAGAGCGGCGCCCTTCTCCGGCGCCTTCGTAACTGGCCTTGATGTTGGACGGCAGCACAAATCCGTTACGGGTCAACGTCGGAAACTGGCGGGCCATTAGACTCCCTTACCCCCGTGGTACAGCCGGACTACGCGCGAACGTGGACCTGCGGCGCTGACCAGCGACGAGCGTATTTCTTCGCGAGCCTTGAGCAGCTCATCGACCGTGCGGTACTCCACGGTGCGGTCGGTGTAGCGCACAACTTTCTCACCGCGAGCAATGGCCGCCTCAACCGCGTCGAGGTGCTTCTTTGTAAAGGACATATCAGCGTCTCTTCAGGTAGCCGCTGGCAGAGCTGCGGCGTTGAGGGGATGCTGCAGCCGGTCGCGGTGTCGCGACCGGAGCAGCAGGTGGCGGTGCGGGTTGCGCGGTGACGGTGACCGAAGTTGGTGCTGCACTGGCGACACGCTCGCCCTGAACGGGCTTGATTCCCAGCGCCTCGTCAAACAACCCCGACTGCGCCAACGACTGTCGCACCCGCTCCCAGTCGTGTTCCTGATAACGGTTGATGCCCAGGTAGTGCGCCATGGCCAGGCAGTACACCATCAGGTCGAGCGCTTCGTTACGCTCGGCCTTGCCCTTGACCCATTCGATGCGCTTGTGACCGCGCACGTAGCGGGCGACCTTGCGTTCGGCCACGCACTGGGCGAAGAACTCGTCCGGCAGGTCGTTGGCAAAGTGCAGCGACCCCGGCCCATCTGGGAACGGATAGCGGTTGTAGATCCAGTCTTTGGCGGTGTCGGTACCGACGAACCACAGCTCGGCGCCGTTGCGTTCGGTCTGGCCTTTCCAGGTCACGTCGACCATGGACGGGCGCTGAGCGATCACCGGTCTACCCGGCTTGCTTGCGCCCTTGATGGCGAAGACATTGCGCCAGCGACGGACGCGGCAGAACTGGTAGACCTCGTCGGTGTGGTGACCGCCGGAGTCGACGCCGGTGGCGAGAATCGCCAAGCCGACGCCGCAGGGATGCCGATACCGCGCCTTGAGTTTCTCGTCCAACACGGCCCAGGTGCGCTCGTCCGCTGGATCACCCCAGATGATCTGGTGATCAACAACCCAGCGTTCCATACCGACGCCGAAGCCCATCACCATCAGCTCCAGGCGATTGGCCTGGACGTCGACAGCGCCGGTCAGCATCAGCACACCGGTCGGCATCGCGCCGAGGGTGTAGGTTTCGAGACGCGCCCGAGCGATCAGCACTTCGGCCTTGGTTTGCTCCTGCGCACTGTCCCAAACCTTGGCCAGACGAGTGTTGTAAAACACCTGCATCAGGCCCATGTCCCCCTTGGATTGAGCTTTTTTCGCTTCCTCGAACTCTTCGGCGAGCGTACCCCAAGTCATCCAACCGGTCGGTGAATACAAAGCATTGAGATGAAAGCCGACCGTCTTGCCATCGCCTTTACCGTGGGCACGCCACTCACCCCGGGCGAGCATATCGCCCTTGTGGTGTTCCTCGATCAGCACGTCGCATTCAGACGCCGCACACTCGTAATGCACGGTGCTGAAGTCTTTGCTGTAGTGCAGCCGCTCCCATTCCAACACCTGCATATGACCGCAGGTGGGGCACGGCACGTAGTAGTGTCGCTGGTCGCTGGACTCGAACAGATCGGCGATCCGCGAAGCGCCCTTGATCGTCGGCGAGCTGGAGAAATAGATCTTGGCATTGCGGCCGAAGTTGGTCGCTCGCGTTTCCGCCAGGGCGATGGGATCACCTTCCTGACCGACATCGTTCTCCCAACGATCAACCTCATCGCCGTAAATGTAGCGCGCCGACAGCTCCGACAAGTTGGCTGCGGAGCCTGCAGTGGTGACGTACAACGAACCGCCTTCGAACTCCTTGGTGTCCATCGTATTGCGCGCATCCCGCGAGCGGGTCGCCGCGACACGCTCCCGCAGAACGGGTGTGGCCTTGA